TGCTGGCGATACCGGTACATACGGAGCAACTGGCCAATCGGCAAATCTCGGTTTGTCAGATCCGAACTTCAGCAGCGTGGTGTTGTTGTTGCATATGGACGGAACGAACGGCAGCACCACATTTATCGACAACAGCTCCAATGCCTTTACAGTTACAGCATTGGCTGACGCCAAGATCAGCACAACACAAAGCAGGTTTGGTGGTGCCAGCGCAGCCTTTGATGGCACGGGCGATGCCTTGAGTCTGGCTGACAGCGAAGCGTGGAACTTAGGTGGCGGTAGCTTTACGATTGAATGCTGGCTTTACACAACTTCTACGGCGGCAAGCTTTGGCATTGCCTCTCAGCGAGGTACAGCCACGAGCAACCATGCTTGGAGCTTCTTGTGGTCTTTTGCTTCTGCGGCGATGCAGTTCCGTTATACAGCAACTGGCACCGCTGAGATTGCCCGAAACTGGCCGTGGACGCCTTCTGTCAATACTTGGTACCACGTTGCGGTCAGCCGCAATTCCCCGACAAACGAATGGCGCTTCTTTGTTGATGGCGTTCAAGTGGGCACGCCTCAAATCAACTCAAACACAATTTTCAATGCGGCAAAACCATTGCTGATTGGGGCTGTAAACAACAGCACCACAACGACTTCGCCAAGCTCAGTGCTTAACGGCTACATCGACGACTTCCGCTTAACGAAAGGCGTAGCTCGTTACACAGCCAATTTCACACCACCTGCTGCAGCATTCCCAGACTTCTGATCGGCAACCTAGTCCCAAAGCCCTGCGTTCATGGCTGCGTTCAATAAGTTCAACAGCTTCGTGGAGGCGTTGGCCGAGAAAAAGCATGACCTTGGCGCAGACACGCTGAAGGTGATGCTCACCAACGCCGCCCCTGTGGCCACCAACGCGGTGAAGGCTGACCTGACGGAGATCAGCGCCGGCAACGGCTACACCGCTGGTGGCAACACCGCATCGGTGACGAGTTCGGCCCAGACCTCTGGCACCTACAAGCTGGTTTTGGGTGACCCGGCCACTTGGACTGCTAGCGGCGGCAGCATTGGCCCGTTCCGCTATGCCGTCCTCTACAACGACACCGCAGCCAGTGATGAGTTGATCGGCTGGTGCATCACCCTTGCTGCAGGCGAATCGTTCGCCGTTGACTTTGATCCGACCACCGGCGTCCTGACCTTGGCCTGATGGCACTCACCCTCTCGATTAGCCAATACGAGCTGCAGCGCCAAGCCGCCTTGGCGTTTGAGGGCAAGGCGTATGAGGTGTTTCTGGCCACCAACAGCGGCAGCCTCACCAGCAACTCCACCTACACCGCATGGCAGGCGGTGGAAGTCGCTAGCGCAAACGGCTACGCCCCAGTGACCGGCACCATCGGCACCGGATCGTGGAGCGCGGGCAATGCTCGCTATGAACTGCCGTCTATCACCGCCACCTTCACCAGTAGCGGCAGCGGCTTCAGCTACGACACGATCTGCGTGCGTATCGGCACGGAGACCTACCTGCACAGCACCATTGCTGAATCGCCCAGCATCACTCTGGCCGCCGGGCAGTCCAAGTCCTACGTGATCACTTTGGTGCAGGACGACTGATCCATGAGCACCTACATCACGGTCGCCAGCGGCACCGGCGCTCTGGTGAACCGCGTGAAGCAGGTGCAGCAAGCCAACCGCGAGGCGCAACTGCAGCGTGAGAGCGACGCTGCGCTGCAGGCGCAAGTCACTGAGGATGCGAAAGCGCAAGCCGCGCAGACCGAGCGCCCGGTCGGCGGCAACCCAGATACCAGCATTGAACGCCGCCCTGCTGCGCAGCGGGAGCTGGGCAGCGTCATGGGCGTGGAGTACACCACGACGGTGATTCCCAACGTCCCGCAACCCACGTTCCGTTTGACTGTCGGGCCACCAGGACAGCAGCAGACGGCACAGGCCGAAACGCTTGGCCCCAGCGGGGCAGCAGCCACCAATCAGCCCGCAGCGACTGACACCAGTAGCGGACAAGATTCGGTGCTTGGGTTCTTGATTCTGCACGACCCTCCCAACTTCTTTGGCAACGACTGGACTACGGAATACCCCTGCGGGTATTTCTTCCAGACGGGGAAAGGTGCAGCGCCTACAAGCTCTTGGGCAGAATCTAGAATCTCTAGAGTTGTCACACAGGACTACGACGACTCGGCGTACTACCTGCTGCCGATTGGAGAAGAGACGTGCATCTTTGTCTACGTCTACAGCAAGCTCAGAACCCTAACGGTCTACGAGCGCCGGGACCGCACAGATCGCGTCTCCGTTAATCCACGCTTTACTGAGTTTGGCTGCGGCTTTCAGACAGGCACTTACTACGACCGAGAAAGCACGTTCCGCAGCGAGGACATCTTTAGCAACATTGAGGAACGCCAAGCGTATGCGGTGATGGCCTTTGTCGTCAGCCCTAAAGCGGTGCGGGTGTTGGAGGTGCCCCCTGAATTGGATGCACTGATGCGGCAGTTGCACCCGCCCATGGCGGTCAACGACACCGTAGAGGTGCTCGGCTCTTCCCAGTACACCCGTTATGAGTTTGCGGATGTGCGAGGCCAAGTGGATCCGCAGAACTACAACGGACCGGTGACCTACGGCACAATCACAGTGCCGTACTTCAATGCAACGAAGCACCGCGAAGGCTCACTGCACGGCAACTATGCCAGCGGCAACGACGTACTGGCTAAGCAGTTTGGCCTGGGTTATCTCAACACCGACACCCACGACGGTGACTTCTTCACCCCAGCGGTGTATCGCTTCATCCGGGCTGCGATGAACCTGAGCAGCGCCAGCACCCAGAGTTACGCCTATATGCGCAGCACCTTTTTTGGCATTGCCCCCAAGAAGTACCTAGCCCCCTGCGCTGTTGCTGGAAGCTGCCCAGTTGACGGCAACGACGAGCCCACCACGGTGGTGTTTGACATTACCAAGACAGAGCCTGTGAATATCAGCACAGAGGTGTCTGCTGGTAGTTTCCAGCGCGGCCGCAAGTATCAGGTGCCGCTCAACGGTGCCGATCAGTATGACGTGGTGTACGGCTGGGATTGGGATAACGCCAACTACTGCCGCCAGCAGCTGACCGCCTTGGGTTTCGCCCCTGCTGACCTCAAACCATGAACCAACCCACCAGCAATCCGTTGCTTGCACGGATCAAACAAGTGCAAGCCGCTATTCGCCAAGTGCAGCTGCGCAAGGAGAAAGAGCAACGCCTCATCAATAGGGCATTAGCCTCTAAGTAATCACCAAAAGCCTATGCCCACGCTGCCCTTTGTTCAAGCACCCGAGACACCAACCTTGCGGCGTCTTGGCACACCCGCCAGCGGGATCCTTGAGATGCCGGTGCTGGGCGGTCTGACGGTGGGTGAATCGGCCGTGGTGAGTGAACTGCTGGCAGCAGAGCAGAGCGCCTTCGTCAAAGGTGCGCAGATCGCAGATGCGATTGCCAAGGCAGAAGAGATCAGCATCTCCGAGGCGTTCAGCATTATTGAAAGCGCCATCAGCGGTAAGGCGCTGGAGCCCGAGGCTGAAGCGATCCGCACCCGCCACGCCGAGCAGATTGAGCAGGTGGCACGGGTGTATGCCAGCGCTGGGCAGCGCAACATGGAGGCCACCGTCACAGCCCTTATTCGTTGCCGCTGCAACCTCAGCGACTGGCGCGTAGACGACACCCGCCAGATGCACCGCGCCCTGTTCAACGCGATCTGGGCCTTGGCGCAAGAGGAGCAGGAAGCTGAGGCGATGCCGAATGAACCGCCGACGGAGGAGGAATTGGGAAAGCCGCAGCCGGCGGATGGCGCCGGAGCGAAACGGACTGGGCGCAAATCTTCTACGACCTAGCCCACGGCTATCCGGGTCAGTTCCATCGCACCAGCTACCAGCGTGAGCTGCGCGTCGTGGTGCTGCGGGCGTGGCGTGAATTGCAGCGCATCCGCCGCGAGCAGGTGCAGCTGCAGGAGCTGCCTGTCGCTCAGCTGGCGGCGCTGCTGGCCAACGTCAACCGCGACCCCAAGAAGGGCAAGCCCTTCAGCCTGCAGGACTTCACGCTGTTTGCGGAAGAGCGCAAAGACGAAAGCGTGCTGAGCCCGGAGGTCGCGGCTGTGGCGCTAGAGCTACGCCATGAGGACAAAGCACCGCCGCTGCTGATCACCTGCTGGCCGCAGGTGCTCGCCAGCGTCAAAGACGGCGCCAAGGTGCCGAGCCCCCGTGCGCTACACAGCGACGACAATGCGGTGTGGGTGCTGGCGCCTAAGTGGGAGAGCGCCAACGTGCGCGGCGGATTGGTGCTCGTTCGTGGGCGGATCAGCGGCAGCATCACCGTGCGCGATCTCGACAAGCCACTGTTGAGCTACACCTTCAAGCTGCCTGAGCGCCCCGGTTTCGGCTGGATGGAGGCAGGCTGTCTCTTGGTTGCAACGGAAATCTAGGCCCATGGCAACCGTGCTCTCGTTTAGGACCGCGCTCCAGGTCACGCTGGCGTCCTACTTGGGCACCTACACCCTTGCCAACGGCAGCACCACGCCAGCCATCTCGGTGCGTGGGGCGGGTGAGAGCCTGCCGCCCAACACCACCGTCAGCGGCCTTGAGGTGGTGATCCTGCGGGAGCCGGAGCTGGTACCGGTGCGCCAGTACCAGAAAGAGCACGCCTTCAGCCGCTGGACGATTTACCTCGTCGATTGGGACGGCACCAACAGCCTGCAGGAAGTAGCTGGCAAGTTGCTCTGGGCGTACCCCGGCAGCAACGCCGTCTCGATCAACGTGCCAAGAGGCGTAGGCCCGCGTTCGCAGATGCGCGTTGACATCCAGACCGATCCCGACCTGATTGTGGGTTGAGGAAACCTTGGTGTAGAGCTTTTTGTTGGCGATGCCCGTATTTCCAGGCGCTGGTGACGCCTCTGTTCGGCTGGCGTACAAAGACGCCGGGGGTATCGTTCAGAATGTTGATACCAACAATCCTCTGCCGGTCAACATTGGCAGCGCCACGCTCAGCGTCACTGCAGACGGCGTTGAGATCAAAAACGACACGGGCAACCCCGTACCCGTCAGTGATGGCGCAAGCAGCCTGACTGTCGATGGCAAGGCATACCGCTCAACGGTATCCATTACCCGCCCCAGCAACACCACCGCTTACACCGCTGGTGATGTGGTTGGTGACACTGGCGGCAGCGCGATCCTGACGCTCACCAACGCCGGCCCCAGCGGTGGCTTCGTCATTGTGCAAAGCGCCTCGCTGATTTTTAGCGACAGCAGTGTTCCGAGCGGCATGGGCGCCTTCCGCGTTCATTTGTACTCAGCCAGCCCCACCGCCATCGCGGATAACGTTGCCTTTGACTTAGCGAGCGGCGAGCGGGCCACCTACATGGGCTACATCGAACTGCCCACACCGCAGGATCTCGGCAGCACGATCTACACACAGGTGGACTACCCAGGCCGCCTGCTTAAGCTCGCCGCAGCCAGCACCTCGATCTTTGCCGAGATCGAAACCCGTGGCGCTTACACCCCCGTTAGCGCCAGCACCGTTGAACTCCGCATCAACACACTGGAGGCTGGACTCTGATGCGCGGCTCTGCTGCTTTCCGCACCAGCGTTACCCCTGGTGGCGCACTAGCTGGACCGTGGGTGCGTAACCCACTGTGGAACGCTGCCCGCAGTGTGCCGTCGCTGGACCTGCGCTTTGCCGACAACAAGAGCCTCGTTGACGCCACCACCGGCCAGAACCTTGTCACCTTCACCCGCGCCAGTAGCGGCACCTATGTCGGCAGCGATAGGCTGATCAAGACGGCGACGACGAACGAAGCACGCTTTGATCATTCTCCCACCACGGGCGAAAGCCTAGGGCTGCTGGTGGAGGAAAGTAGGACGAATTTGTGTTTGCAAAGTGAGGCATGGGATACGTCTCCTTGGACATCCACTGCTCCGTACAGCGTAACCGCTAATGCAATAGCTGCACCAGATGGCACACAAACAGCCGATGCTTTGATTGTTGCTAGCGGGTCAAGTTCATTCACTACTAATGTAACAAGGCAAATTATTACGAAAGCAGCATCTGCACTTCAATACACCCGAAGCGCATATTTCAAAGCACTAGGCTCAACGACTAGCGTTCGAGTCAGCGATTTTGGTTCCTCTGCAGCAAACGGTGCCTCCGCAGTCGTATCACTTGTTGACGGCAGTATTGTCACCGCTCCGTCTGTAGCGGGTTCCTTTTCTGGTGCTTCGGTTGCGGTGTCAAATGCCGGGAATGGCTGGTGGCGCGTTGCGTTTACTTATACCACTGATACGGCAACTTCATTAACTATCCGATCTTTCCCGTATGTAGGCGCGGGCGTGCTTACGGGCGACGGGTCCAGCGGTCTTTACGTCTGGGGCGTTCAACTAGAAGCCGGCGCCTTCCCCACCAGCTACATCCCCACCACCACAGCAACAGTCACCCGCAGTGCTGACGTGGCCAGTATTACGGGGAGTAACTTCAGCTCTTGGTATCGACAGGATGAGGGGACGGTGTTTGGAGATTTTACAAGAACTGCAAGCACGAATACGCAACAAGGGCGTGTTTTTAGTTTTAGCGATGGGACAAACACGAACCTGCTTGAGATTTATCAAACAGGTGGGTCCAATCCAGCCGCTCAAATTATTGCAACTACATCACAAGCTGGGTGGATAGCATCTAACTTTACTGTTGGAACGTCAACTCGTGAAGTGCTTGGCTATCAGCTAAACAATACCAATGCTTCATTCAACGGCAGCTCTGAAACAGCGGATACAGTTTGCACTATGCCAAATGCATTAACGCAAGCACGAATTGGAGATCGTCAAGATGGTGTCAGAACACTTAACGGCACCATCCGCCGCCTCACCTACTTCCCAACCCGCCTTCCCAACGAGACTCTCCAGGGGATCACGCAATGACTTATTTTATCCGCTTCCCGAACGCTGAAACCGGCATGAATGCCTTGGATGATGCTGGTTTGCTTGATGATGACCAGCAATTCATCACTGCTTCCCACAACCATTCCCTTGATGTGATTGGCACCATTTTCAGTGGTGGTGAATGGGCTTTGGATGATAGCGTCATTACACCCCCTACTGTACTTGACGGCTGGCACGTCAACTTTCAAGGCGAGCTTCCTGAGGGGTGGGAGGAGTACGTGGTTGAGCCGCAGCAGCCGGTGAGGGTGTTTGCTTAGTGGCGGTCACTAACGTGGTGGTGTTCCCGCTCTGCTTCGGCATCGGGCTGCTTAGCCCAGCTTCGGCTGGGCTTTGCTGTATCCATTACTTCAGAGGGGCAACTTAGCCATAGCAGACCTGCTGGCTATGACCCCAGAAGAATTCGCAGGCCTAGCCCTTGCGTTATTGGCTGGCAGTGAACTGCTGAGCTACATCCCTGGCGTCAGAGCCAACGGCTGGGTCCAGCTGATCCTGTCGGCACTGCGCGGTATCGCCGCTGCAGCGCAGGCAGATCAAGGCAAACCAAAGCGTCGCCGCTGATCGTGGTTGAAGTCTTGGCGGCCGTGATCGGTGCAGTCGTCGGCATCGGCGCTAGTGGCGTTGGCAGCTTTATGCGCAAAGACGAGGAATCCTCCAAAGCCGTGATCCGCCTGACTTCAGCGGTGGAACACATCGCTGGTGAGGTCTCACTGCTGCGCCAGGAGATCAAGGAAGACCGCCAAGAGCTGTACCCACGGCTCAATGCGATTGAGCAACGCCTTGCCGTTTTGGAGACCAAGGTTTGAGCGCCATCCAGCTCCGGCAAGCCGCAAAGCACTTCAAGGAACTGCCGCATCAGCTCGCAGCGTGGGACTGGCTGCAAGGCCACATTCCCGATGGCGTGCTGGCGGACTTTGCGGAGCTGTACCGCGCAGACCCCAAACCGAAAGAACTGCTGCCAGCGCCGTGGGTTGCGCCTGCGCTCAATCGGCTGGGGCACCACGCGTCTCATGGATGCGCCGGTGCGCGGCGGCGACAAGATCAGCCAAGCGCTTGCCGATGAGCTGCTGCAGAACGAAGTTGAAAACCTCTTTGGCCCTGGTGTGCTGCACCTGCTGCCGTTAGCCAAGGGCTGGAAACCAGAGCAGGTCGCTGCCATCGTCAGCTTTGCCTACAACCTTGGCCTTGGTGCCTTAGAGGAGAGCACGCTGTGCAAGCGGCTGCTGGCCGGAGAAGAGCCCTGCAAGGTCGTCAGGGAAGAGTTGCCCCGCTGGGTTCATGCTGGTGAGGCAGTCTTGGCGGGCCTGGAGCGCCGCCGTGCTGCAGAGGTCGCGTTGTTCTGTGGTGACAAGCGCCTGCAAACACCACCGCAGCAAAAGCCCGGTCAGCCGCTGAAGGTGCCGTATTTCAGCCAGCGCGATTCGACAGTGGCTGGTCAAGCCAACCGCATGTGCTTCAGCTCTAGTTGCGCCATGCTCGTGGCTTACCTGCGGTCTGGTGTGATTAGCGGTGCTGCCGCCGACGATCAGTACCTCAAGACGGTGCTGCGCTTCGGTGACACCACCGATGTAAATGCCCAGCTCAAGGCGCTAGCCCACTACGGCATCAAGGCCAGCTTCAAGCAGAACGGTGGCTGGGATGACCTGCAGCGTCAGATCGCTCGCAATGTGCCTGTCCCATGCGGGTTCCTGCATCACGGCACCAGCAGCAAACCGTCTGGCGGGGGGCATTGGCTCACGGTGATCGGCGTCACCGCTGGTCACGTCATCGTCAATGATCCCTTCGGTGAGATGGATGTGGTGCGCGGCACCTACATCAACAGCAAAGGCGCAGGGCTCGCCTACAGCAAAGCCAACTGGGGACCGCGCTGGCTCGTGGAAGGCGTGCACAGCGGTTGGTGCATCATCGCCGAGCCATGAAAGAACCCAACATCAGCCGCCGCATTCAGCCTGGCCTCTGGATCGTGGAGCGCCCGAAGACCGGCTTGAAGGTGTGGATGGCGATGGCCAATGGCATCACCTACATGAGCTACGACGAGAACAACACACGGCTGTGGCTAAGCCGTGAACTGGACGACCCGGAGCCACCGGCTGCGGCCTAGTTGACTACCGCTAGCCAATAGGCTAGTTTCGTGTTGCTAGGGCGGCTCGGCTCTGGCATCGTCTTTCCATCTCCGCCATGACAACCACCTTCGCGTGGGTGGCGGCAATCTTCTTCCTTCCGTTCGCACTGCTCTATGTGCTGACGGAATCACGCCAGCAGCGGGCCGTTGGCCTGCGTCGTTCTGGCTGGTCTTACAACCGGATTGCTGCTGCTCTCAACTGTTCACCCACCACTGCTCGCCGGCTTGTACTGCAAGCCCTTTGAAATCATTAAGCATTCGTGCAGAATTTCTGCCTGCCAGCGTTGACCGTGTTCTGTGCAATATCCCAACCCGCATACACGCCATTTCATACCTTCTTCCGTTTTGACATAGTTGATCGTCGGCTCTTCCAACGGAATACTTAACCCAACCATCTAGGTTCCCGGTATGGCATGGGGTGATTGGATGGTGCCCCAACCGGGGCCAGAGCACCTCCTCACCCTTGAGCGTCAGAAACG